CCCATCTTGAGTTCTGTGTCAAGCGGAACGTTAAAATTAATTCCATAATACTCTTTCAATGCAGGTATTACAGAAGCCGTACCCTGTTTAAATATCTTACTCATTACAGCTTCTTCACCAGGATAAACATCAGCCACAATAGAATCATGGACAGTGTTAATAAGTAAACTCTTTACCTTTTGTTCTTTCATTAGTTCATATATTTTTATACATGCTAAAGGTACAATGTCTGCTGTTGCAAAACCTTGTACAGGATAATTTTTTATTTGAGTACTATAACTCGATCCACCCCAAGGCATTCGTTCAGCATAGGGAAACGCATACTCTCTACCTGTAGGTAATTTAAGTCGTTTAAGTTTAATAGCTTCAGTTTGTAACTGTTGATGCCATGCAGCTATCCCTTTATATTTCTCTGCAAATTTTCTATAATATCTTTTCTCTTCTTCAGTCCCTGTTGTCCCACCATATAATGGTTTAAAGGTATGTGCCTTTGCATCTTGTCGAGACACACCAATAATCTCTGCAGTGTACTGATGCACATCTATTTTATTTTTTATATCTTCCATGCCTTGTTTATCTTGTGCTAGAAATACAGCTGTTCTAAATTCTAATTGTGCAAAGTCTACTTCAAGTATACTCCCTCCCTCAAACCTAGAGTCAACTACCTTACGAATAGGGAATGTTCCACCTCTTGGTTGATTCTGAAAATTAGGATCACGACTTGATAGTCTAGCTGTTGCTGTTACAGCTTGCATAAATTTAGGATGAAGCATACTGTTTTCATTTGTAAAAGATTTAATACCATTAACAAAAGTATGTAAGTAAGTATCGATAGAGTTGTGCCTAATTACTGCATCTATAAATTCTTTTAATTCACCTTCAGCTTCTCCTACAATTTTACTCAAAGTAATTCTATCTGTTCTAAATCCTGCTTCAGCTGTATCATATACACTTCGTGGTCTTTGATTAAACCCTGCGATCTTAGCTAACTGACTATAAGTATATCCATCACCATCACATACAGAACATTTACTATATTTTTTAAAAGGAGTACCATCAACTTTAATTTTTCTAATCACACCTTTACCCTTGCAGGATCCACATTGTTCGGCTGTTGTCTTATGAATCATCTCGGTATTATTTCTAACTAACTCTCTGAATTTTATTCTAGAAAATTGTGGTCGCTTTTTATTTTTATTTGTTTGTTTATCAATACCAATATTAAATAGCTTACACCATACTTCTTTATCTTTTGGTTTCTTTGAATAGATTAACCAAGAGAGTTGTTCGGGACTAGCCAAATTAATTTTAGTATCACCCATTTTTTCATAAACAATCTTATCTATCTTCTGTCTTAGGTAAGAGAACTCTGCTCTATATTGTTTCTCTACACTTTCTAATGTTGTAAGATTAACATGAATGCCATTTCGTTCCATGTTCGTTAAGACTAATAAGAATTCATTCATCATCTTAACCGTACGAAGTAATCCTCTATTCTTTTCTAATCTTAAATCATCCATTTGAGAATCAAATAACTTTCTAGTTATTTCTACATCAATACGACCATACTCTTCCACAATATCTTTAGGAATATTTTCAAAGGATACACCTCTATCCATAAACTCTTTTATCCTATCATCTTTAGAACCTATTCGTCTGCGTCTACAACACATCTCTAATGTTAAACTCTTACGAATACCACGATTCAGTACATACTCACCTATCATGGTATCATATACTCTACCATTGTATTTAAATCCTGCTTCTAATAACCAAGTTAAATCAAATTTAATATTGTGTCCTATCAGTAATGTAGTCTGATCTAGTATAGCTTGTATCTTATAGTAGCAACCTTCATCAACTCTTTCACTATGGTTGGTAAAGTAATACTCATCATTAATTCCTACACTTACCAATATATTTTTAGGATTAAAAGGTAATGGATCCATGCCACCTTGCTCTGTCTTTTGATAGGAAGTTTCTACATCTATTGTACTAATCATCATACCTACTTATATACTTATCAATGGTAACAGCAGGATCACCATGCCACCCTGTAATTTTATTCTTACTGACATTTAAGATTCGCATATTATTTGTTGGATCATTAGAACTTCTATTACCAATACCAATAATTAAATCTGCTTCAGCAGCTTTACCTGTCTTAGAATTTTCCATCATATCAAATGAGATATGATCTCGGTTATGTGCGTCAGCTGATGCTTGGGATATAGCAATGACAACACACTCTCTTCTCTTTGCTATCTCTCTTGCACTGGTATAGATTGCTCTTAACTTTTCATCTGTTCTAGCAAATGTACCTGATACATTAATCTTATCTAGTTGATCAATCACTATAATATCTGGTTTATATTTTTCACAATGACTATCTATATCTTGAATTGTCCAATCAACTGTATCAATCATTTTAATATTATCTTTTATCTTCTTCCATTCCTCGTGAGTCTTTGCTTTATCTTCTATAATCTGTTCTTTATTAAGTCCAGTAAAACAACTGATGGCTCTCATCTGTGTACGGACAGCAGGTTCTTCATTAATAAACGCATGAACTAATGCACCTTGTTCAGCAAAACCATTGGGTCCTGCTACAAGACTAACCCAGAAAGCTGTCTTACCTGTCTCAGGTCTAGCAAAAGCAATCATAAGATTTCCTGGTCCAACCCCACCTATATTCTCTTTTAATCTCATCAGATTAAACTTCCACTTACTGGTTACATTTAACTCTTCAATTAATTTTTCTAGATTATCAGTAACAGCATCTAACTTTTCAGTGGGTAATCCTTTCTTATGTTCTTCAATTAATTTTGTAACAACATTAAAGTCAGCAGGTTTACCATTAAATATTTCCGTAGCTTCTATTGCTATCTTCTGTGCTGTATCTCTATCTGATAATATCCTAACGATATCTTTTGCAATAGCTTCCGATGGCTCTGTTGTTTCTTTAATGTCTTCAATGAGTTCACTGAATTGTTCTTTGGCTGCACGAGTTAATGCTGGATTATATACTGCAGTATGTAATGAATACAATTCATCAACACTTATATCTGCATCATATTTTTCATGTGCCTTTTGTATCGTTTCAAATAAAGCACCGAAGCTACCTTGAAATACACTTCGAGAAACTTGCCCTTTGTATTGAGCATAAAATTTTTTACCCAATAATAATTTTAACATTTGTTTTTCAATCATATAACTCCAGCCTTTCTCATTCTATCAACACTATCCTCAACTTGTTTAGATAATCTTCTATTGTCCTGTCTCAACTCACAAACTTCTTTTTTAACTGCTATCATTTCTGGTGAGTTCATACCTGTAGCTTTAATCAATGCTGTTTCTGTTTCAGCAGCATTCACTCTATCTTTAAGTTCTTTAATTTCCTTTTCATACTTACTAATTTTATTTAACATAAGAGCATCAGCTTCTTTCTTTATTTTTTCTATCCCAAGTATGTGCTTTATATAATCACTCATTTTTATCTCCATGTATTTTGCTAAATCTTCTTACGGCTTCGTACCACAATTCTTTAGCTTCTTCAGTTCTTTCTTTATCCCACTTTTTGTAGGCTTTATTTACTTCTTCCATAAAACATCTCCTCTATTTCTGGTGTTCCATAATATTTTAAATCATATTCATGTAATACTTTCACCTTAACATTTTTAAATCCTGCTGATGTAAGTTCACTTGCTATACTATAGGATTTTCTTGTTGCATCTCTGTCTAATGCTACATATAAAGTTTCATATGGCTCTAAATATTTCTTATGGGATTCTTTTAAACTTGTACCCATAATTGCTATGCCTGTTAGTATATTAGATACAGCACAAGCAGATGCACAATCTTCTACAATCACTGCATCTTTACACTCTCCACATTTAAAAGGTATATCTTTATTACCATACATGTACCATTTAGGATAGACTTTAGAATTTAATCCACGACCTATCGCACCTGCATACTTATTGGTATTAGGATTCTTTACAAGAAACACAACTCGATCTTGTTTAACATCATATTTAATATCGGCTCTTCCCCACATACACGCCTCCCAACAATTATTCTCGTGTAAATATTGTAATGCCTTATCATTTGAATGTACTATCTTAAAGCTATCAGGTAATTTAAATTCTTCTTGTGGTTTTATATCTTCTTTTTTAAAAGAAACATTAACATACTCCATTGTCTTCTCCCCATTCTTTTTTCCTTTAGCACTACAAGACGCATGAAAACAATACCAACCAATACTATTAGAAGTAGTAGTTACTGTAAATGTATTTTTATTTTGACAGAAAGGACAATCCATTCTTATCTGTGTATCTGGTGGTACACCTAGTCCTTCGACTACTGCTAGTTGTTGTTGAAAATTCATACCCAAGTTCCTAATATTAATTCCTTTTCTTTTTCTTCTGAAATTTCTTCGTAAGTTAATGTCCAATGATGTCGTGAATAGAATCCCTTGTGTGGTTTTAATTCCATTAGTCCTTCGTTAATTAATAACGCAACGGTGTCTTCAATATATTCTGTTGTTGGTTCTACGTTGCAGGGGATTATGTGTTCTCCGAAGATTCCTCTTCCGTAAAGTCTTACTTTGTAATTTTTCATTATCTATTCCTATATCATACTTTTGTTGTTTTGTCAAGTCTAAAGCAGAAGTATCTATTACACTTCCACCCGACCAATCAATCGGATTTCTTTTCATAGTCCACAAATCTCTCAGAGTTCTGTGCATGTAAGTCTTCAGCTTGTTCTATCTCTTGTCCGTACTTACCTTTTAGATGATCTATTCTAAACTCCACTCCTTCATTAACTACATCTTCAATCCCACGAAGCATATCAAGAGGTAAATCATCAGGCTCTAATTTAAAATCAGTACCATCATTTAATTTAACTGTAATATGCCACGAGTCTAATGCTAGTGGTGGCTCGTTTGGTTCACTCATTTTCCCTCCTTCCATTTCTTATATCCTTTTACCCATTCTTTTTGTGTAGTTTCTTTGGGTTTTTTATTTAACTCATTAAGTATTTCGTTAGCTAATTCTACCCTACCTAATAAATAATAATCTTGTATATTTTCACAAAGAGTTTCAGTAACTACTTCTGTATTATCTAATGCTTCTTGGCATATAGCTTTTATATTATCGATATCATTTACCATTTCTTTTTCCTCCTTTTAAGTGGTAGATTAACAATCTTGCTACTTGGATTTCCTTTTCTACTTATCCACTCAACAAGAACTTCCTTTAACTCCCCTGCTTTTGTTTCAAAAGAACGCAAGGCTTTCTTTAAACTCATTGCGTCTATTGTTTCTTCTTTGTCTTTTGCTTTGAACTTATAGTTAATCATGCATCCTCTCCATCTATTTCAGATAAGTATTCATTTTCCATACCCTCCGAAACAAAACTATGGTCGCCTGTGTACTCATAGAATTTTTGATTTCCTTTATCATCTTCCTTATATAATGTTAAACTCCAACACATAATAGGAAGTTTATCCCATTTTGTTTTTTTCTTTTTCATAACTAATGCTCCTTATAACTTACTTGTTTAACTGAACGACTCCAACAGGAACGACAACTGCCACACTCACCATCTTGTTTGTAAGCTGGACACTCACGACCTATTGGTTTTTTATCTTTGTGTACACCAGAAGTCCACTGCCAAAATTTAGGGGGTGGACTATCGACTTTGATTGCTGATACACGCAAACATAAATTCTTTGGGACATCTTCTTCCTTAATCTGATTTATAATTCCATACTCTCTTGTGGCTAACCAATAATTTATTTGTGGTGTGAGTTCACACACTTCAAATATCTTCATCAAGTGTGCATAAGATTGTATATCTCCAGAGTCAAACCACCTGTGATAAAGCCTTGATTTATCTAGTCTTTTGTACTTTAAGGTCAGTAATTCTGCCATATAATCTACCCACTCGGGTCGTTTAACTGCATCTAATCTCATCTTATGTGCGTCAACTACAACAGGAAATGTATAATGTCCTTTAAGTGCATAGCAACTATTACAAATTGTACCTTTAATCTTTGCTAACTTACTACCTACCTTACATTGTTTAGCAGAGATACCCCACGCATACGCAGGCATCTTGCTTGGATTAGATAGTGTACCTATTTCTTTTTCTAATTGTTTAATCTTCATTTTAAATTCCTATTATTTTTTTTAATTTATCTAACCAATATATTTTTCTTTTACTTTTTATTGTATAATTATATTTAGATTTAGAATTGTATGGTTTATAATCTACAATTAATCTTACTCCTTCACTTCTTATTCTATTATTTTTTTTAACAATTTTTAATTGTTCAGAAAGTTCATTAGTAAAATATACCCCAGTCATATTTATATCTGGTGCATAGTATGTTGCTCTTAATTTTGCTTTTCTAATTTTCATTTTTATATTCTGTAATCCTTCCCCATATCATTTTATTTTTTACATAGTACTCGTGGTATCGTGCCTTAACTTCTGGTCTGCGTCTATACTCACGCATATAATTTTGTGTATATAATTTTCCATGCTCTGATTTTCTCCAGCGTTCTCTTGCTAGTTTTCTACTCGCATAATATTTGTGTGTCATAACATAAACTCTGGTGGTTTGCGATTAGTATATTTAGCAAATCGTTTTTTATCATTAACATAATAATTACGATAGGCTTGAACATAACTTTTACTTTTATATTTATCGGGCATACATTGTGGTGGCTCAGTCTTTTTCATGTAGTCGCCTTTACATATATGATATAGGTCATTTATAATTTTTTCTGTTGCATGTGTTTTGTTGTAGCGAAATGTGTATTCTTTACATAACTCTAGTCCATGAATAATTGCCCAAGCAAAATTGTCTGGTGATTGACCTACCCATAAGGTCATGGGATGCTTGGGATAAGCTGATTTATAACCTACATCATGACCTCTGGCTCGTGCTGAGGTTGATAACATTTGTGCAGTTTCTAATATCATTTTAACTACATGCTTATCACATTGCATTTGTGCTGCAAGTTTTGGATTGTCATCTAAAAAAAATATGTTCATATATAATTGATTAACCTGTTGATTCCTAATTTTAATAGCTTAAGATTTAATTTACCACACTTATAATTATAAGTCAAGTCCTTATGTACCTGCCTTAAATAATCTGCATCAGCACCAATCATATCTGCCCAGAAATCTAATTCTTTAGAACGAATCCATCTCAAAGCATTTTGTTTGTAGCTTAACTTTCTT